AAAAGATCATCAAGGTCATCTTTGTTAAAGACTATGCAGAAACTTTATAAAGCTGGTGCAAGAATACCAATGTCAATGTTTAAAGCTAGAGTAAAATAATGGCTGTAAAAAGAAGAAAACCTATATCTGCTACAGTAATCAAAGCTTTAAAAGGTATGGCAAAAAAAAAGGGTGTTACTCTTGCACAACTAAAAAAAGTGTATAGAAGGGGACAAGGGGCTTGGTTATCATCAGGTTCAAGACCAAAGGTTGGAATGACCGCATGGGCTTTAGCTAGGGCGAGATCATTTACTAGAGGCAGTAGAAAACATGATACAGATTTAAGGAGAAAGAAGAAAAAATGAGTTTTAACATACAAAATACACAACCATCATTATCATTTCCATTAGGAATGTCAGTACAAAGAGGATTAGTACAAGGATTTACAGGGATTCAAAAATTTGGATATAACACAGCAGTAGGATCAAGTTTAGAAACTATCTGGGACAACAACGCTAATTATGTTTATGTTTCAAGTGCTGGTACAGCTACAGTAACATCATCAGACACAGCATCAGACAATAACGGAACTGTAGAAATTCAAGGACTAGATGGTGATTATAATTTAGTTACTGCTACAGCAACTATTGGTGGATCAGCTACTACAGAAACTTTTTTAAGAATCTTTAGAATGAGAATGACATCAGCTAATACAGGTTCAGCTAACGTAGGTACAATCACAGCTACTGTTGGATCAACTGGTTTAGCTATTATCAGACCAACTTATGGTCAAACACTTATGGCAGTTTATACTGTGCCAGCTAACAAAAGAGCCTACTTGATGAGTGTAAATGGCGGATCAAGAAAAGATGTTGAAAATGAAATTGCTATTTTTACTAAAAAGTCAGATGAAGATGTATTTAACATTAAATCATTTTTTTCATTTAGAGGTGAGTTTGCTAAAAGAGATTTTATTGTTCCTGAAATATTTACAGAAAAAACAGACATAGAGCTAAGAGCAAGTTCGTCAGCAACCAATAGTATTTCTGGTGGATTTGATTTATTCTTAGAAGATATTTAATGGGTATTACTACTTCTGGTCTATTATCAGAGTTGTTTACTAAAAGGTTTGCTAAACGAAGTGGCAAGGGCAAATCTTACACTAGGAGAAAAAAGAAAAAGAGGAAGTAATGCCAGCTTTACCTAGACAGCTAGTGCTTGGACATCGCAAAATTAAAATACATAGATGGACTCATAAAACAGCACAACGTAAACAAGCTTACGGCGAGTTTTTTGCACATCAAGATAAAATTTGCATAGACAATACTTTAAAACCTAAAATACAAGCTAATACTTTAGTACATGAAATTATGCACTTAATTGCACATCATTACCATTGGGAGTTATCCGCAAAAGATGAGGAAAGAGTTTGCGAAACCACAGGAAATGCTTTAAGCGATATATTAACTCAAAACCCAAAATTAGTAGAATATTTATATAATAGCTTTGTAGAATGAAAATAGAAATTATAGACATAAACCTTTTAAAAAAAAAAAAAAACAATCCAAGAAAAAACTTAAACGTGGACAAAGTTGCTGATTCAATTAAAGAGTTCGGTTTTCAACAACCAATAGTTATTGATTTAGATCATAATATTTTAGCTGGTCATACTAGATTTGAAGCAAGTAAAAAACTTGATTTAAAACAAGTGCCTGTAATTAAAGCAGATTTAGACTCTAATAAAGCCAAAGCATATAGATTAGCAGACAATAGAGTAGCACAAGATAGTAACTGGGATTTACCTAAACTTAACATTGAAATTGAAGATTTAAAAAAAGAAGATTACGATATTGATGTTTTAGGTTTTGAGGAATACGAAATAGAAAAACTTTTTAATGCTGTTGAGCCTACATTTGAAGCAACAAATACAAACACATGGGACTATAACAATGATGCAATCAACGCACCTACTTCTGCAGTTAGAATGGTGCAATTATTTTTAGATGCTGAATCTGAACCATTGTTTAAAAAATTTGTAGAACACTTGAAGGACAAGCATAATACTGCTAATTTAACAGATACAGTTTATAAGGTAGTAGAAAATGCGTACAATAACAGTTAAACCAATATTAGACGATAAACAAATCAAGGACATTACAGGCAAATTCCTTGATGAAAGTTATATTACGCATTTATGTAATGAAGATACCATTGTAAGAAAAGAAGATGGTCAACCTTTGGCGGTATTTATAAAAAACTGCATACCAGGAAAATTATGTGAGGACGCATATTATTCTTTAAGGAAAGCGGTGGCATTATCAAACAATAGAGGACAGGCCGCAGGTCCAATACCACCGGATGTGAAAGTAGGCGATAAGATTGATGGCCTTACTGTAGGCAAAATTGATGGCAATAGATTTTGGCCATTAAAAAAAGATGGTACTCTTTCTAGGTCACCAAAAGCAAAAGCGGTTTATTCTTCAATTATTGGTTATGCTGATAGATATGCAAGAATACCTTATTGCAGAACAACAGAATTTACATACAAACATTTTGAAAAATATAAAAAAGCTTTACCATACATTCAATTTATATCTGACAAGTTTAAAGAATACTTACCTGAAAGATGGGCTAATCAAAAAAAACAATGGGACGAAACACATTCAGATTTTAAAATACACAACTCAGTTTTTACTACAGTTACAGTTAATAAAAATTTTAGAACAGCCGCTCACTACGATAATGGTGATTTAGAAGAAGGTTTTGGAAATTTAACAGTTTTAAAAACAGGAAATTATAAAGGCGGATATACTGTTATACCTAAATATGGAGTAGCAGTAGATGTTGGAAACTGTGATTTAGCTTTATTTGATGTTCACGAGTTGCATGGCAATACGAAAATAGAAAGTAATGAAAGCTATGAAAGAATATCCGTAGTAAGTTATTTTAGAAAAAAAATGATACAATGTGGTTCACATGAACAGGAGTTAGAAAGATTAAAAAATAAACAAATATTTACGGAAGGAACAAATCATGAACTTCAGGATAGCAATACCAACAATAGCTAGAGCCAAAACTATTAAAGAAAAAACAATTAATTATCTGCAACAAACAGATATAGATTTTAAAAAGGTTGATTTATTTCTTTCTGACGGAAACGAATTATCAGCTTATAAAGATTCACTTAAAGATTATCCTATAAATTACATTGTTACAGAACAAAAGCACGTTAATACGCAAAGAAATTTTATTATTAATTATTACAAAGAGGGTGATTTAATATTAGGCATTGATGACGACATACAAACCATACAAACTAAAGTTAACAATAAAAAAACAACCATGTTAACAGGCCTTGTAGATTTTGTTGATAATGCTTTTAGCTTATCTTTAAAACATGGTTATGATATGTGGGGAGTTAATGCAGTACTTAATCCGTTTTTTATGACGGAAAACGTAACATTTAATTTAAAATATATAGTCGCTTGTTTTTATGGGTGGAAAAACACTTATCAAGAAAAAGCTTATGTATCTACAAATCCTGAATACGGAAAAGAAGATTATGAACGTAGCATTAAATATTATATTGCTGATGGTGGAGTTGCTAGATTTAACTATGTAGCGCCAAAAACTAAATATTATTCAGAAGATGGTGGTATTCAAACCTACAGAACAGTAGCTTATGAGGAAAAGGCAGTAGAATATATGCTTAAAACTTATCCTTTATTTTGTAAGCGAAATATGTCAAAGAAAGGTAAATGGCCTGAAATAAGGTTAATTGATCAAAGAAAAAAAAAATAACCTGAACTCTAGGGAAAAAGAGGTATGAAAAAAGTAGGACGACCAAAAATAGAACTTGATAGAGATCAAATATTCAAATTAGCTAGATTACACTGCACAATTAAAGAAATAGCAGACTTTTTCGGTGTTGATAGGGACACCATATCAGATAATTATTCCGCAGAAATAAGCAAAGGGAAAGCAGACGGTAAAATAAGGTTGCGAAAAAAACAGTTTGATTTAGCTATGTCTGGTAATGTTTCTATGTGTATATGGTTAGGAAAACAAGTGTTAGATCAAAATGATAAGCACATTGATGATGATGATTTACCTAAAACTTTAATAATTGAGGAAAATGCACAAGTGTTGGAAGTGTCACCAAAAAGCACATATAATAGAAAATAAAAAATATTGGTGCGCTGATTGTAAATTGGCACACTTACAAATAGAAAGAAATAAAGATGGCAGAATACAGAGGAAGAAAAGTAAAATTAAATACCCCAATGAGAGGGGATGTTAAAAAGTTTAAAGTTTTTGTTCAAAACAAATCAACAGGCAGAGTTCAAAAGGTAAATTTTGGCGATAAAAATATGCGTATTAAAAAAAATATACCAGCTAGAAAACGTAGCTTTATGGCTCGTATGGGCGGAGTGTTGAAAAAAGTTAAAGGTCAAAAAACATTGTCGGCCGCTTATTGGTCTATTAGAGCATGGAGAAAAGGTTTTAAGGTATGAAATCATTCATACTTATTATGCATTTAATGATTTGGGACAAAGAGTTTGATATGTGGCGAGGAGTAACTTTTTTTGAACCTGAAATACCTAAGTATCAATCAGCAAGAGATTGCAATCAAGCTGGCTATAGAACTATAAGCAAAGTGATAAGACAATTACAACAAAACAAAATTAAAACAGGTAAATGGGAATTTGATTGCTTAGAAGTTGAAAAATCTATTTAATGAAATTATCAT